GATCATGGTGAAATCAATGAGGATCAATTGGGTGGATTTGAAAAAGTATTCAGTGGTCACTTTCATAAACGACAAGCACGTAAGAACATTTGGTATATCGGTAATGCTTTCCCGCATAACTATGCTGATGCAGGTGATGACGCACGTGGCATGATGATATTAGAATGGGGAACTGAGCCTGTATTTCATACATGGCCAAGACAGCCAGTATTCCGTGTTCATAAACTATCAGACATTTTAGAAAACCCTGAGGGCTTGCTATTGATTGATAGTCATGTTAGAGTACATCTTGATATTGAAATCTCATATGAAGAAGCTAACTTCTTGCGTGAGACATGGATACCAGAACATAAACTAAGAGAGATGGCATTGATTCCTATGAAAGTAGAACAAAATGAAAATGGTCAAACTGCTGACGGACTTAAGTTTGAAAGCGTAGACCAAATTATTATTGACCAAATTAATAGTATTGAATCAAATAATTTTGATAAGAAGATTCTTTTGGACATTTACAACAACCTATGATTACATTACAAGACATTACATTACGCAATTTTCTATCTATCGGACAAGTAACACAAGCAGTAGACTTTGACAAGAAAGACTTAACACTTATTCTAGGTGAAAACTTAGACTTAGGTGGTGATGGTGCTCGTAATGGCACAGGTAAGACAACCTTGATTCAAGGTCTTTCCTACGCATTGTTTGGTACACCCATTAATAATATTCGTAAAGATAATTTAGTTAATCGTACAAATGGTAAAGCCATGATGGTTACATTGACTTTCAATGTCAATGGTACTAACTATAAGATTGAGCGTGGTCGTAAACCCAATGTGTTGAAATTCTATGTAAATGATATTCAGGATAAAGCTTCTGAGGATCAGCAAGGCGAGAATAAAGAAACACAGGCTGCGATTGAAAAAGTTATTAATATGTCAGCCGACATGTTCCGTCACATTGTTGTATTGAATACATACAGCGAACCATTCTTAGCATTAAAGAATAACGAACAAAAAGATATTATTGAACAGTTAATGGGTATCACATTACTAAGTGAGAAAGCTGAAATCATTAAAGAAATGATACGCCGTAGCAAAGATGATATTCAGCAAGAAGAATTTAGAGTTAAAGCTATTGAAGAAGCTAACAAACGTGTCAAAGAACAGATTGATGCATTGAAACGCAGACAAACATTGTGGTTGAAGAAACATGATGAAGATTTGACTACACTTGCGTTACAGTACGATGAACTAAGCAAGATTAACATTGAAGCAGAGTTACAAGCACATAAAGATTTGAACGTTTGGACTAAGCAAAAAGAGGCACAAGACACATACAATGCGTTAGTTGCTCGTTCAACTGCTTGGCAACAAAAACATGACACAGATGTTTCAATAGCACACAAGGCTTACTCTCTTAAAAATGAGTATGACATTGAAGCTGAACTTAAGTCATGGAATGATTTAAAAGAATGGCTACATGATGAGACTGAACAAAAATCTATAGCAACAATAATCGATACCCTAACCAAAAGTATCACAAAAGAAAAAAAGTTAATAGATAAACTGGTTCGGGAAGTTAAAGAACTTGAGGATCATAAGTGTTATGCTTGTGGTCAAGACTTCCATGATGATAAGCATTTAGAAGTTACATTAGAAAAGACTACAGTACTTGAGAATGCCCGTGCTGAGTTGGCTGAACTTGAAAGTCAAATGTCAATCAATCAGTCATTGGTTACTAAATTAGGGACTAAACCCACTCCATCATATAAAACTGAAGCAGAAGCAATTCGTCATAGTGGTGATGTATCTAACTTGAAGAAAGTATGGGAAGATAAGAAACAAGAATCTAATCCATTTAGTGAACAACTAAATGAACTTACTGGTATTGAGTTAGGACCACAACCTGTAACTCACTATGATACAGAAGGAGAAGCAATCAAACATTCAAGTGAGATTGCAAACATTCTAAATCAGATTGACAACAAGTCACAAGAGACTGATCCATATAGTGAACAAGTTGTTGAGATGGAAACGCAAGCATTACAAGCGATTGACTTTGAAGCTATCAATAAACTAACACGAACTATGGAACATCAAAAGTTCTTATTAGATTTGTTAACTAGCAAAGATAGTTTTGTTCGTAAGAAGATTATTGACCAGAACTTAAGTTATTTAAATGCAAGACTAACACATTACTTAGATAAGATTGGTCTACCACATCAGGTTATCTTTAAGAATGATTTGCAAGTTGAAATCACTGAGTTAGGTCGTGAGCTTGACTTTGATAATCTGAGTCGAGGTGAACGTAATCGTTTGATTCTTGGCTTGAGTTTTGCTTTCCGTGATGTATGGGAATCATTGTATAGCCCAATCAATACATTATTCATTGATGAATTGATTGACAGTGGTCTTGATACAATGGGTGTTGAGAATAGTTTAGCGATTCTTAAAGACATGTCACGTAGACGACAGAAATCTATTTGGCTTGTGTCACATAGAGAAGAACTAGCAGGTCGTGTACCTAATGTATTGAAAGTTGTTAAAGAGAACGGCTTTACAAGTTACAGTAACTCGGTTGAGATAGACAATGCCTGATATTTTTCGTTTTCAGGATACAAAGATTGTACATTTTGAACCAACAACAAACTGCAATGCGGCTTGTCCGCAATGCTTGCGTACCAGAACATCATTTGAACCTAATGAGTTAACTCTAGAGGATGCTAAAGTAATATTTTCTCCCGATGTTGTAAGACAGTTAGAGAAAATATATATGTGCGGTAACTATGGTGATCCAGCAAGTGCAAGACAATCCATAGAGATGTATGAGTATTTTAAAGAATGCAATCCTAATATCGTTATTGGGATGAACACTAATGGTGGTATTCGTTCACCTGACTGGTGGACACGATTAGCCAAAGTTATGAATGGACCAAATGATTATGTTGTGTTTAGTATAGATGGTTTGGAAGATACAAATCATATCTACAGAAAAAATGTTCGTTGGTCAAAGATTATAGAGAATACACAAGCATTTATTAATGCAGGCGGTAATGCTCATTGGGACATGTTAATATTTGAGCATAACAAACATCAAGTAGATACTGCATATGAGTTAGCTAGACAGTTAAGATTTAAATGGTTTCGTGCAAAGGTCAGTAGACGTTTTCAACGATTCCCAGTAGATGGCATTACAGCTCCTTTAGAGTTTATGGATCATAGAGTATTTGAAGGGCAGATAGAGTGTAGTGCTATGAACGAGAATAGTATATATGTTGATGCTTCGGGAAGAGTGTATCCATGTTGTTGGCAAGGAGAAGCAGAACATCAGCCCAACATTGTTCAATGGTTTTCTGATTTATCAGATACATGGAATACAAATCCAAATAATATATGTAAGAAGTCTTGTTTAAAAAATAATACAGGCACATCTTTTTCTAATCAGTTTTTAAGACAAATAGAAATAAAATAATTTATATGCCAAGTTTACGATAAGTAGTAGTATGACAAGTCCACAAAAAGCAAAAGGTTCAGGTTTTGAACGAGAAATCGCTAAATATCTCAGTGAGTTGTACGGTGAAAGTTTCATTCGTGCACCAGGATCCGGTGCTTATATAGGTGGAAAAAATCAATCAAGAACACAGATACTACATGAAGGTCAGATTAGAAGTTTTAAAGGGGACATAGTTCCTGGACAAACTTTTACTAAGATGAATGTAGAATGTAAGTTCTATGCTGATTTTCCGTTTCATTTATTACTTTCAGGGGAATGCAAAGTGATAGATGCTTGGCTAGAACAACTCATGGATGTAGCTGATCCTGACGATTGTAATATTCTTTTTATGAAGTTCAATCGTAAAGGTCGTTATATTGCTGTACAAAGCAAACTAACATGGGTCACTGACAATTTCTTATATTATACAAGTCCCAAGAATGGTGATTGGATAATAACAGAGTTTGACAGTTTCTTCTCACTTAACAGTAAACTACTAAAAGCATATTCAGGCTCACCAGACACCACGTCAAATCAAACTGTTACAAATAACAACATCCTCACAATAGAAACCTTATAAAAATTTGTTGTCTGCATTGGCAGACCTCCTTGAGTTTGTACAGATTGTGCTGTGCTGACGGATCTGGAGTAAGCGTGTGTAGCGATATACACGGAATACCGAGAAGGCAATCGACAAAGCGAACCTTCAACAAGTCTATTGATATTTTATCTTGAATCAATAGAATGTGCGTTGCTGAATGAAACACTAAAGTGCGTAAATTCAACTACAATCCCATATACTTTACAGAGCAACCGGTAGCATTTAATAGCATCAAATAGCTAATTGAATGGGGAATAGATAACACTGGACGACGGGCGTGCAAACAACCTTTACCATTGGTAGTGCTGAATAGCACTACCATGGCTTCAAAGCGGCAATATAGTCCGTACTAGATTACAGTAAAAGACAATAGATAACCGTAAAAAATAAGAACGAACGAAGTGAGTTCTTAGATGAACGAAGTTCATCTTTACAAAGAAACAACCCGATGTGATAAATGAACAGTTACGGGTTTGATTAGAAGAATGGTATCTGTGATTTCTTAGTGACTTCCAGATTACTATCAATAATCTTCTTAATTTCTTCTCTTTCCTCAGAGGACATGTTTAACACATCTTCATATGAAACACCACCTCGCATGTACCAACTCATACTAAGAGCGTTTTTCTTAATACCGGTACACTCTGCTTCCATATCATCTATCAGCTTCTTTACACCCACGTGGTCAAGGTGTAGAAGCCTCATCCGAAAAAATCAGATGTATTCAATGTAAATTGTTGTTCATATTCATGTTGGCAATGGATACATTTAATTTTTAATGGTTTAATTTCAGCTTGTGCTTTTAAACTTGTATTATAATCTCTAATAGCAATATATGTATCTTTATCACAGTTATGCAAGAAATCTAAAATATATTCACTTTCTTCTACAAATACTGAAGGAGTTTTAATATGTGTAATAGTTTTTGACAATATAGTCATCGTTACTTCAGTGATATATTTTAAAGCCTGCTGAGTTTTTTCCATTCTAACTTGTTCGTTTTCTTCTTTTTCTAGACCTATAAAAATTCTTTGGGCTTCCATTTGACTTGTACCAGCTTCATTCATTTCTTTATAAGTTAATGGTCTAAACTTTATATATAAGTCATTTATAGTCAACTCTTTATCATAATCAGCTGCCTTCAACTGACTTAGAATGGCCACTAAATTTACTGCATACTCTGCAATCTCCTTACAGCTAGGGCATCCGGATGTAATAGTCATATCATTACCATCCGCAGCCGAACGTATTGCAATCAATATCGCATCTAAATCAACACTATTAATAGACCATGGATCTTTAATATCTGGGATACAGCTTTTTATAATATCAGACATTGCAGTTCCGTTAAACAACGCATCCGGGGTTTTTGCAGTAATCTCGTCAATCGCAGTCATTGGATATACTGCAAGTTCACCAGATTCTGGGATATTTACTACACCCGGTGCATACATTTTACCACCGCTAGGTAGTTTCAAATAAATTGAAGGTCTACGAAAATATTGCTTTAGTGGGTTGTTTTGTATAGTCATTGTTGTCCTTGATTAAAAACGGGCGTTTGCCCAATACTAAATACTACATAATATTTAGTGGGTAAAAAACATGGCAGAAAATTTAGATCAGAATGCACTTAATCAAATAAATGAGTCATTGAACGATATGGCTAGAATTTTGCCAACCGTTATGCAAGGTTTAAGTCAAGTAGGTGGAATAGCCGCTGGAACTACTAGTGTCAAAGCTGGATTAGACAACTATAATAAATCTCTTAAAGAAGGTACAGAACGTCAGAAAGCAGATGCTTTTTCTAAAGCTGAAATGCAAAGAAAACAAGACAACTTGACTGATGCCATGGGTAAAAGTACTCAAGCACTTGATGCTTTTGCTAGTGCATTATTTAATGGTACTGGTGAATTTGCAAAATATAACACCGCACTGAGTAGCGCAGGATCTGCCGCACTAGCTTGGGGCAAAAACTTTGGTCCACTTGGGTTAGCAACTGGTGCACTTATAAAAGGTGTTACTAAAGCCGCAGAAATGGCACTTAAACAAGCAGATGACACATTAAAAGCTACTGACTCAATCAGTAAAATGGGTGCAATGAATTCATTTACTGCTGAGGGTATACGTAGAATGGGTACAGATGCAGGCTTAGCATCACACGAATTAGATAAGATGATTAAGCCAATGAGTTCTATGAGTGGTGGACTAACACGTTTGGGAGCTACATCGGCTGATGGTGTAAAAGCATTTGGTAAAATGATTGCTGTCACTGAACAAACTAGAATGGAGTTTCAACGTTTAGGATTGAATGACCAAGAACGTATACAAGCACAAGCTGACTTCATTGGAATGATGGAACGTTCGGGTGGCGCACTAAGTGGTCAACTAAAGACTAGTGCAGGATTACAAAAGGCTTCATTAGATTATACTAAAAACTTATATGAATTAAGTTCTATTACTGGTAAGAGTATTGAAGAATCCAAGAAAGATATGGAGATAGCACGTGCTACATATGAATGGAAACTACAAGAAAACAAATGGGCTAGACAACTTAAAGCGGCACAGGAGTCCGGTAATAAAGATGAAATGGCCCGCATTGAGGCTGAAAAAGAAGGTGCTAATAAACTTATCAATGACGTTACTAAGTTAGGTGATCCAACTAAGACAGCGGCAGTTCAGTTACAATACTTAACCGGTGCGATTACACCAGCAAGTTCACAGTTTGCAGTTCTTGGTGTTGACATTGAGAAGCAGATTAAAGCGGCCAAAGAGAACACATATCAATCCGGTGAGTTCAATGATGCTTATAAAAAGGCGGCTGATACAATGTTGGGGGCAGGTGACACTGCATTAGCATTAAGTGAGGATTATAGAAAAGCAACCGGATTAGATGAAAAAGCACTAAATTATGTAAACAAGCGTGAAGGTGTAGAAAATGAAGTTGCAGCCGCAGCCGAATCAAGAAATAAGATACAAGAAAATTCCGTAAATAAAGGTATTGCGGCACAAGATGCGGCACAGATAGCACGTAATGAACTAACTGAACTTGAGCGTAAAGCTAAGATTGGTTTAGATGATTTAGTAGCTTCAGTAAATCCGTTGATGCAAGGATTCAATACAACTACTGCCGCGGCCACAGCCTTAACTGCCGCAGCCGGGTTAGCCGCAGTTGCATTAGGTGCAATGGCCGCAAAAGCAACTGTAGGAAAAGCTATAGAATCTGTAAGTGGAACAGGAGATGTTGGTCCTGGTAAAGGTGCTCCCGGTAAAGGAAGTGCATTAAAACGAATAGGTGGTGGACTATTAAAAGGTGGAATAACCGCATTAGGTGGCACCGCATTAGGTATGGGTGCTGACTATGCTAAGAGTGAAGGTCATGCAAAAACTGGTGCTGGATTAGATATTGCAAGTGAAGCCGCAAGTTATGCAGGCATGGGCGCAATGTTAGGTAGTGTAGTGCCTGGTTTAGGAACAGCAGCCGGAGGGGTTGTGGGTGGGTTAGTTGGTGCAGGTGTGGGTTTGTATAAAAATATGGGAGTACTAACTAGTGGTGGAACAGACGGTGGTGGTGTTGATGCTTCTAGTAAGGCAATGGGCGCCAGTACAGCCGATATGAAAGGTATGCCTCCACCAAAAGTTAAAGTAAGTAGTGCTGGTATGAGTGATGAAGAAATCAAAGCCATGATTATTAAACATGAAGGTAAAAGAAATAGACCTTACCAAGACAGTTTAGGATTATGGACAGTTGGTATAGGTCACCTAATAGGTGATGGTAAATCATTACCTCCTGAAATGAACAGAGAGTTTAGTGACGAAGAAATAATGGCAATGTTTGAAAAAGACTATGCCCATCATAGAAGTGCCGCTATGAATATCCCTGGATTTGGTAAACTAGATGGTAGAGGGCAAGGTGCATTAACTGATTTGACATTCAATATGGGCCCAAGTTGGATTAGCAAATGGCCTAAGCTTAAGAAACAGCTTGAAGAAGGTGATACTCAAGGGGCCGCAAAAAACTTAGAACAAAGTAAATGGTATGGACAAGTTGGTAATAGAGCACCAACTATTGTTAGTTTACTAAGAGATAGTAGTAAAGTTAGTGCTAGCTTAGAGGGTATTGCAGAAGGTCCAGAATCTGGATATTCGGCTACACTACATGGTAATGAACTTATCAAACGATTAACTAAAGATTCAATATTAGATAAGCTTGCTAATACACCAGCCGGTGATATGTTTAGTAGCAATGCAACACCAGTTGATAACAGTGAGCTGGTTGAGTTGATGAGAGAGTTTGTTGCTAAAATGGACAACTTGATTGACGCACAGTCTGACAGCAATAGTATACAAAGTGAATTATTACAGTATTCAAAAGTTTAACTAAATACTGAATAGACCTTCATTATGACATACAAAAAACACTTTACTAGAGTTAATCAATCCGGACAGATGAGCCCATTAGGTGGCGGTAGTGTCACTGGTGCTTGGAATGGCCCCGGTAGCTCAACAACCAGCAACTACAGTAATCAAGATTTTGGCTACAAAAACTATGGAAGTCGTTTACCAGAAGTCTATACAGGTCATCCAAATCGTATTGAACGATATAATCAATACGAAATGATGGATGTTGATGCTGAAATTAATGCTTGTTTAGATATTATTTCAGAGTTCAGCACACAAAAGAATGAACACAATAAGACTCCTTTCAGTTTAGAATGGCGTGAAGATCCTACTCCACATGAAGTAGATATGTTAAAAACTCAACTACAACAATGGTGTAAGTTGAATGAAATGGAAACACGTATCTTTAAAATATTCCGTAATACTATTAAGTACGGAGATCAAGTTTTTGTACGTGACCCGGAAAACTTTAAGTTATATTGGGTTGACATGACTAAAGTTATTAAAGTTATTGTTAATGAAAGTGAAGGTAAAAAGCCTGAACAGTATGTCATTAAAGACTTGAACATTAACTTAGAAAACTTAGTTGTAGCACAGAAAACAAACACAGACTTTGCCGCTAATCCAGCAACTGGTATGGGTGGCACAGGTGGAGGAGGCACAGGTGGAGGAGGCGGATATACTGTTCCAAGTATGCCATACAACACAACTGGATCACGATTTAGTTTAGGTTTTAATGAAGCCGCAATCGATTCTAAACACGTTGTTCACCTAAGCTTAACAGAAGGTCTAGATCGTTTTTGGCCTTTTGGTCAGTCAATACTAGAGAACATCTTTAAAGTTTATAAGCAAAAAGAGTTACTAGAAGACGCGGTTCTAATCTATCGTGTTCAACGAGCACCAGAACGTAGAGTTTTTAAGATTGACGTTGGTAACATGCCAAGTCACATGGCTATGGCATTCGTTGAACGTATTAAGAATGAGATTCATCAAAGACGTATTCCAAGCACACATGGTGGTGGTAGTATGGTTGATGCATCATATAACCCATTAAGTATGAACGAAGATTATTTCTTCCCAGTAACTGCTGATGGTAGAGGATCTTCAGTTGACTTACTACCCGGTGGACAGAACTTGGGTGAGATTGATGACTTGCGTTATTTCAATAATAGATTAGCACGTGGACTACGTGTTCCAAGTAGTTATTTACCTACTGGCCCGGATGATAATGTTACTCCTATGAGTGATGGTCGTGTTGGTACAGCTATGATTCAAGAGTTTCGTTTCAATCAATATTGCGAACGACTACAGAACTATATGGTTAGAAAACTTGACGAAGAATTCAAGTTATTCTTACGTTGGAGAGGACTGAACATTGACAGTGGATTGTTTAACTTAACGTTTAATCCACCACAAAACTTTGCAGCCTATCGTCAAAGCGAATTGGATACAGCACGTATGAGTTCATTTACAGCAATTGAAGCTTACCCATATATGAGTAAGCGTTTTGCTATGGAACGTTTCTTAGGATTAACAGAAGAAGAAATTGATAAAAACGAGAAAATGTGGCGTGAAGAAAACGATAAGGAGATTGAAGTTGAGCCACAAGGTAATGATTTACGTAGTATTGGTGTATCAGTGGGTGACATTGAGACTGATATTCAAACAGGTGAGGAAGCTACAGCCGCAGAAGAAATGCCAATGGATCCATCATTAGCGGCTGCCGGTCAAGTACCGCAACCAGGTCAAGCGGCACCGGGACAGAATATGCCAGCACCCGGCGGTACGGGAATGTAATAAGATAAATAACTATATGAAACTATTTGAAATGTTCGATCCAGCTACAGCAGGTTATCAAGACGTTAGTGCTGATAACAGTCAGCCTAAATGGAAAGAAAGCCGCAAAACAAAGTTAACATTAAAACAAATACGTAAGTTGCGTAAGATGAATGATGTACGTAACTATGAAAAAGTTAGTTATTTAAAAAAGATACATCAACAATATGCACCTAAAGCAGAAGGTGCACCGACAGTTTAATGAGTAGTTTAAACAAAAACGTAAAAAAACAGCACTTATTGTGCTGTTTTTTTTGATACCCACTAAATAACTCTACAAAGCCATTTACATTCAGGAGACAAACAATGGATAACAAAAAATTTGAACAACTTATTGATTTGATTATCAATGAGAACGAAGAACAAGCACGTGCATTATTTCACGATATCGTAGTTGAGAAAAGCCGCGAAATCTATGAGGGAATGATGGATGACGAAATGGGTGAAGGCATGGGCGGTCAAGTCGGTGAAATGATAGACGAGATTTCAGTTGAAGAAGAAGGTATGGCTGAAGCTGAAGATGATGACCTAGAGTTTGATTCTGATGAAGATGAAGTAATCGACATTGAAGCCGGCGAAGATGACATGGGCGGAGAAGAAGATTTAGAAGACCGTGTTGTTGACCTAGAAGATAAACTAGACCAGTTAATGGCTGAGTTTGAAGAAATCATGGCCGGTGATGATGATGAAACTGATGCTGAGTTTGATGACGAAGCAGAAGAAGCTGGTGATGACTTTACAAAAGATTTAGAAGATGGTAATGATGAAGATCCTATGATGGAAGCTATCACACTAAAGAAAGTTTCTGTAACTCACGGTGACAATGGTGTTCAAAACAAAAGTACAGTAGACGCTAATAGCGGTCAAGCTGGTATGGACAGTAGACCAGTTAAATTCTCTGGTGCTAGTGAAACAGTTCCAACAAGTCCAAAAGGACCAAGTAATGCATATACTAAAGGTGAAGCAAGTGTTAAAGGTGCAGGATCATTTAAAAATAGCCCAGCACAAAACAATGCAGACTTAGAAAAAGCACCGGCCCCGTCAAAGGGTGACAATGGTGTAAATTCTAGAAGTCCAGTAGCAGAATCACGTAACTCTACTAAGCGTAGAGTTTAATAGGAATCTGAGAGAATGGCTTTGTATCTCAAAGAGCACTTGACATTTGACCGCGCCGGAATGGTTGTGGAATCTGTCAGTGAAGGCGACAAGAAGAACCTTTATATGAAGGGCATCTTCATTCAGGGTGGGGTAAAGAACGCTAATGAGCGTGTTTATCCCGTTGCTGAGATTGAAGTCGCTGTACAAACTCTGAATGAGCAAATCACAGAAGGTTACTCAGTATTAGGTGAAGTAGATCACCCAGATGACTTAAAGATTAACTTAGACCGTGTATCACATATGATTACAAGCATGTGGATGGACGGAGCTAACGGATTCGGCAAGTTAAAGATTTTACCAACTCCAATGGGTGAATTAGTTAAAACTATGTTGGAGAGTGGTGTGAAACTCGGCGTTTCAAGTCGTGGCAGCGGAAACGTTGACGACATGAACGGCAAAGTTAGTGACTTTGAAATAGTCACTGTGGATATTGTTGCACAACCTAGCGCACCAAATGCTTATCCTAAAGCAATCTATGAAGGCATGATGAATATGAAGCATGGTCATAAGTTGTTGGATATTGCAAAGGACGCAAGAGGCGACAAGAAAGTAGAGAAGTACTTGAAAGAGGAAGTAATGCGCCTCATCAAGGATCTCAAAATTAACAAAGGGGAATAAGCATGTTTGATGCTATCAAGCCATTACTTGACAGTGGACTTATCAATGAAGATGTAGGGGCTCAGTTAAATGAAGCCTGGGAATCTAAATTGAATGAGGCTCGCCAGCAAGTCCGTGCAGAATTACACGAAGAATTCGCACAACGTTATGAACATGACAGAAGCGTGATGGTAGAAGCCCTTGACAAGATGGTTACAGAAAGCCTATCAGAAGAAATTGAAGAATTTCACTCTGAGAAGCAAGCAATGAACGAAGACCGTGTGAAAGCACAAATGAAACTACGTGAATCAGCAACAAAATTCAATGACTTTATGGTTACTAAACTAGCTGAAGAAATCAAAGAACTACGTTCAGATCGTATGATTCAGAAAGAAAGTCAACAAAAGCTAGAGCAATTTATTGTTCATGCTCTTGCCCGTGAAATCAAAGAGTTCGCTCAAGATAAGCAGGCTGTAGTTGAAGCTAAGGTCAAGTTAGTTGCAGAAGGTCGTCAACAATTAGAAAAACTTAAAGCACGTTTCGTTGCTGAAAGTGCTAGAAAGTTGGCAACTGCTGTAGCAGGACAGTTAAAGGGTGAAATAGGCCAATTGAAAGAAGATATCAAAGTTGCAAAAGAAAACAATTTTGGTCGTCGTATTTTCGAAAGCTTTGCAGGTGAATTCTCAGTTACTCATTTAAATGATAAAGCTGAGACAAGAAAACTAATGCAAAAGTTAGACGAAAAAGATCGTCAATTAGCTGAATCCATTACACAAATCAACAACACTAAAAAGTTAGTTGAATCAAAAGAACGTGAAGTTCGTATTATTAAAGAGTCAAATATTCGTGAGAAGACCATGACTGAGTTACTTTCTACTCTTAATGAGGAAAAAGCAACAGTAATGCAGAACTTACTAGAGAGTGTGCAAACAGGTAAACTGCAAGCTACTTTCGATAAGTATCTACCAGCTGTACTAAACACTGGCACCGCTAAGAAGTCTGTAAAGACTAACTTGGCAGAGTCAAAGATGATTAGTGAAGTTACCGGGGATAAAGCTGCCAAACAAGAAGTTGATATGGAACAACGTGACAACGTTATAGATATCAAACGTCTGGCAGGGCTTTAATTAAAAAGACATAGATTAGGAGAAATATAAATGTCAAAAGTTCTATTAGAAAGCCGTTGGGACGAGACCAAGGAAGCTCTGTTAGAAGGCTTAAAGGGCACTCGCCGCTCAACTATGGGTGTTATCTTAGAAAATACTAAGAAACAACTACTTGCTGAATCTTCAGTAGGTACAACTACAGCTGGTAACATCGCTACATTAAACCGTGTGATTCTTCCAGTTATCCGTCGTGTTATGCCAACCGTTATCGCTAACGAATTGGTTGGCGTTCAGCCAATGACTGGCCCAGTGGGTCAGATTCATACACTACGTGTACGTTATGCACAAAACTTAGTGGACAACTCTGCCGCTCAAACTAGCGTTACTGCTGGTCAAGAAGCGTTGAGCCCATTCACTATTGCTCAAGCATATTCACGTCAGCCATCTAACGATGCAACTGCAACAGGTTACACAGGTAACAACACTGCGGCTCTTGAAGGTAACGGCGGTCGTCAGATCAGCGTTCAAATCTTGCGTCAAGCTGTTGAAGCTAAGTCACGTAAATTGCAAGCACGTTGGACATTTGAGGCAGCACAAGATGCTCAGTCTCAACATGGTATTGACGTTGAAGCAGAAATCATGGCAGCTCTTGCACAAGAGATTACTGCTGAGATTGACCAAGAGATTCTATTGTCTTTAGCGACATTGGCATCTACTGAATATACATTCAACCAAGCTACTGTATCTGGTACAGCTACTTACGTTGGTGACGAACACGCTGCCTTAGCTGTTCTTATCAACCGTGTTGCTAACTTGATCGCCCAACGTACACGTCGTGGCGCAGGTAACTGGGCTGTTGTTTCTCCAGCAAGTTTGACAGTATTGCAATCTGCAACTACTTCAGCTTTTGCTCGTACAACAGAAGGTACTTTCGAAGCTCCAACTAACACTAAGTTCGTTGGTACATTGAACGGTGCTATGCGTGTATTCGTTAACAGCTATGCTCCTGATACACAACCAGTATTGGTTGGTTATAAAGGTTCATCAGAGACAGATGCAGCCGCATTCTATTGCCCATACATTCCATTGATGAGCAGTGGAGTTGTATTGGATCCATCAACATTCGAACCAGTCGTATCATTTATGACACGTTATGGTTACATCGAATTAACTAACACTGCATCATCTTTCGGTAATGCGGCTGATTACGTTGGTGAAATCGCAGTTCAAAATCTTACATTCCAATAATCAAATCTTTGAGATTTGGAAATCTAAAAAAGGCTCTTCGGAGCCTTTTTTGTTGGATAGACTAAATATATTAAAGGAATATAACATGGCTACTGCTAAAAAGATACCTACTATCGCACAGTGGGTCGCAAGTTTTAATAGAGCGTTAACTAGTTTAACTAAAAATATAGGTATATTACAAGTATCAATATTAATTAAACAAAAAAGTCCATTCAATTTTCCCAGAACACGGGTATCACCTGAAAAACAGTTGATTATTGTAATAAGGGATTTATTTAATGCGATAACAATTGCAAATCAAATACAAGATGTATTATTGGCAAATGGTGTACCTATAGACAAAGTAAAATCTCTTATGGTAGATGCAGTAATAATGCTTAAATCAACTTTTATAGGTCAAATTTCAAGGTATGATCAAGCAGAAACTCTTTTAAAAAATCCATCAAAACTTGCATCTATTGTTTCTATTGATATAGAAAGAATTAAAAATTGGGTAACTACAAACATAGTACCTTTAATTAAAAAATAACCCTCGGGATGGGAAGTTACAATCAAGCACTCTTAGGAGTGCTTTTTTGTTGGCTATAGTTTTGTAGACTATATAATCATATGATTATACATGCTCCAATCTCAATAGGTGAACTAATAGACAAGATTACTATATTAAAAATCAAGTCTATCTTAATAGTAGACACCATAAAACTTAAAAATATAGAACAAGAGCTACAACTATTAGAAGAACTTAAAGACAGTCTTAATATAGATGTTGATTCACTACAATCTAAACTTTATGGTGTCAACTTAGAGTTATGGCATATTGAGAACTATAAACGAGAATGTGAAAAGAATCAAAGTTTTGGTGAAGACTTTGTTGAAACCGCTAGACAAGTCTATCTAAAGAATGATTTACGTGCTAGTATTAAAAAACAAATCAACGAACTTGTGGGTAGCACAATCATAGAAGAAAAAAGCTATTAAAGAGTATAGTCAGTATCACTTGTGATATCTAAAATACTCTTACGTTTTTCTTTAAGTTTCTTTTGATATAATCTATTGCAGTTGGCACATAGTGTTTTTAGATTGCGTTTATCTTTATTCTTCTTGTTACCATCTTTATAGATAACATCTAGTTGGCATTTATCTTCTGGTACAAAGCCACACTTCTCACACTTATCTTTCTTATGTAGTAAGTAACCATACTTACTGTTATATGCACCCTTAGCACAATCAACACAATACTTGTGCCACTTCTTAAAGCCATGTTTACTTACACCATTTGGTTTAGCCAATGATACATTGCAATGTTCGCATAAGGGTCTAGTTGGCTGTCTTGTAAGCATATATTATTTAATAAAAAAGCACTAACGGGTGTTTTTTTTGTAGGGAAAAGATAATGTTTATAGATAAATAATATATTAGATAAAATTTAGGATGAACAATGGCAGTTGAACCCTTCGGTTTATATGGTGGATTATCAGTAGGTATACCACCGATACTAGTTATAAATGATAACGGTGTAGCCACCCTAAACGGGTTGACTGTTAGTGGTACATCAAATTTAGGACCTGTTGGTAATATTATTATTGCCGGCGGTGAAAACGGTTATTTCCTACAAACAGACGGTGAAGGTAGATTAACTTGGGCACCAGGTGGCAATGGTGGCGGTGGTAATGGTACTCCAGGTGGCGCAAATACACAAGTTCAGTTCAACGACCAAGGCAACTTTGGTGGTGATGCTGGCTTCATATACAATAAAACAACCAATATATTATCTGTATCAGGTAATATTGTATCTAACAATTTTATCGGTAGTGGAAATATTGTTATTGCTAACATATCAGCAAACGGAAATATCACTGCTAATTACTTTATAGGTGACGGCAGTCAAATAACAAATGTTAGTGCAACAACATCTAACTCTGCTAATTATGCAGGTAATGTTACAGTTGCCGCACAACCAAACATTACAAGTCTTGGTACACTAACTTCATTATCAGTTACGGGTAATGTATCAGCTAACTACTTTTTGGGTAATGGTGCATTCTTAACCGGCGTCGGTAATGCAAACTTTACGCCTATTGCTAACTTTGCTAACTTTGCAGGCAATGTAACAGTTAGTAGTCAACCTAATATTACAAGTCTTGGTACATTACTAAATGTATCAGTATCCGGTAATGCTAATATTGGTAGTTTAAATGCTAATCTTGTCAATGGTAATCTAATACCAGCAACTAGCAATCTTTACACCTTAGGTAATAATACAAATCGTTGGAAAGATATATATCTAGCAGGCAATTCAATTTACTTAGCCAATGTAGTATTAACTGCTTCCGGAAATAGTTTAGTTATTAATGGTGGCAATGGTAATATTGTTTCGAACAACTTAACAAATGTACCGGCTGCAAATATTGTTGGACAAGTTGCTAATGCGTTAGTATCAAGTACGATTTATACAAACGCACAACCTAACATAACAAGTGTTGGAACGCTTACGTCAGTAAGTGTATCAGGTAATGCAAATATAGGTAATGTAGGAGTAGCAAATACTCTTAGCTCACAAACTATATCAGTATCAGGTACTACCTTTACAACTACTCTTAATGTAACAGGTACGGCTACATTTAGTAACAATGCAGTAATAAGTTCTGCGGCACTATTAACTGTTAATGGTAATTTAAACGCTACAGGTTCGGCTAATGTTACATTAGGAAATGTAGCAAACATTCATATCACCGGTGGTCTAAATGGATATGTATTAAGTACAGACGGCGCCGGTAACTTGTCTTGGACAGCAGGTGGTGGTAACGGTGGTGGTAATGGAGTACCAGGTGGGTCAAACACACAAGTTCAGTATAATGATAATGGATTGTTTGGTGGTAGTGCGTTCTTAACGTTTAATGAAAATACCAATACATTCCAAGTTGCTGGTAACTTAGTAGCAAATTCTACTCAAATTGGTGCAGGTGTTTATAAGTTCTCAACTAGTTCTGTGTATGCGGCAACTACATCGTCTACGGCAGCTAATCAATTGTTATGGTCTACTGAAGCGGCAAATGTTTCAGGCATAGATTTTCATATTATTTCAACAGATTTGGGAAGTGGTACAAGACAAGTTTCGAAAATTTCTTCAGTCATATTGGGCAATATTGTTCAATGGAATGAATATGGAAGTTTATTAATAAATGGTGGAGTGGGTAGCTTTGATGTAACATACACTCCTGGTAATGTAGTTGTAGACGCACTAATTGAATTAAGGGTGACACCTGATTCAACTAATGTCACATCATACAAAATATTGATTACGGAGTATACTCCATGATCTATTATAAAAATAAGATAAATATAAGTGTAAAGGAAAAGAATCATGGCAATTAAACCATTCAACTCGGTAGGTGGCTTCTCAGTAGGAGAAGTTCCAGCTAACGTGATACTGGCAAATGGTGACATTACAACAGGTAACGCAAATTTAACAGCTAATCTTTATGTAACTAACACCGCTAATGTTGGTAATTTACGTACAGATAATTTGTTATATGCTAACGGTAATCCTTGGGACTTGCAAGAAGCCGCCGGTGGCAACACACAGATTCAATATAACTTAGGTAATAACTTTGCGGCTAGTGCAAACTTTACATATGATGACAGTATACAAATATTAACTGTATTAGGTAACGCAAATATTACTAAAACATTATTTGGTAATGTAGCTAACTTCAGTGGTAATCTAACTTCCCTAAATGCCAGTTTAGGTAACTTAGCTACTGCTAATTATGTTAACGTTTCACAACAAATTAATGGTAATGTAGCTAACTTCAGTGGTAATCTAACTTCATTAAATGCTAACTTAGGTAATTTAGTTGAAGCAAACTTTGCTAATTTATCAAGCAATTTGTTTGTAACTGATACTGCTAACGTTGGTAATCTACGTACTAATAATCTATTATATGCTAATGGTCAACCATGGGACTTACAAGAGGCTGCAGGAGCTAACACACAATTACAGTTCAACGATGGTAATAATAACTTTGGCGCAAGTGCAAATTTAGTATTTGATTTTTCTACTAATGTATTGACTGTAACCGGAAATGCTAATGTTACTGGAACGACAGAAACAGCTAACGCAAAAGTATCAACAATATCAAACACACAAGTTGTATATGCTAATGCTAACTCGTTCTTAATTGGTAGTTCAAATTACACATTTGATGATGTTGCAAGTAACTTGACAGTTGTTGGTAATGTTATTGCTACTAGTTTCTTTGGTAATATTTCTGGTAATATTACTGCTCCTGGCGCAAACACAGAAATTCTTTTTAACGATGCTAACATAACTAACGCTGTTGCAAACTTCAGTTACGATAAAGCTTTCAACTCAGGTGGTGGGCAATTAGATGTTGGTAATACAGTTGGTGGTCATATTATCACTGACAATGTTTATGCAAGTTATGGCAACATAGGTAACTTAGATGTTACTACTGATATAGTTGCTGGTGGAAATATTTCTACTACAGGCTCAGGTGGTGATATCACAATGTCTGGTGGTAACATCAGTGGTGTTAATAATATTTCTGCAAACACTGCAAACTTTGCTGGTAACGTAACAGCCGCAAATATAGTTGGCGCATTAGCAAATGGTACAAGTAATGTTAAAGTATACAGCAACGCTAACGTAGAAATTACAGTCGCTGGTAGTGCAAACACAGCAACATTTAGTTCTACTGGTTTATATGTTGTTGGTGAAATTAACACAACGTCAGGTAATATGTTATCTAATGGTAACATTTCAGCAAATCTTTTCTTAAATAGTGCAAACGCTAATGTTACAGGTGAAGCATTACTTGGTAGTGTTAAGACAGCAAATATTACTGCACCAACAGGTGCTATTACAATTAGTGCGGCTGGTGCAAATAATAATATTATACTTTCACCAAGTGGTGTAGGTAATGTTGATGTTGGATTACATAACATCACACAAGTTGCATTACCGGTAAATCCTAATGATGCGGCAACAAAAGAATATGTTGATAGCACTGCTCAAGGTTTGCAAATTCATACTGCAGCCAATGTAACTACAAAAACTAATTTAGCATCTACATATGATAATGGCGGTACTGTACTATCTGTTACTACTATTGCTGGTGGTAAAACAATTACGTTTAGTGGAAATCACGGATTAGCAGTAGATGATAACATTACATTTACGAACTCATTTGATGGTATAATTGGTGGTGAAGCATACTTTGTATTTAGTGCACCTACATTAACTGAGATTACTATTAAAGATGGTTACTTTGGTGCCGAAGTTACTACACTTACTAATGCATCTGGTTTAACAGAGCCAGCATTAGGTAATGGTGGTGTTGGAGCAACACTTACAAATTCAGGCGCACAAGTCGCATTAACTATTGATAGTGTTTTAATGACAGTTGGTGCAAGAGTTCTTGTTCAAGGTCAAACTAATCAATTTGAAAATGGTATATACGAGGTAACAACAGTTGGAACCGTATCAACAAATTGGGTGCTAACACGCTCAAGTGACGGTGACTCTTACCAACCAAATAGTGATACAGCTTTAAATGCAGGATCGTATTTCTTTACATCACAAGGATCACAGAATGCTGGTTCTTCTTATGTATTAACTGCTCCCCCTGGCGAAATAATAATTGGTGTAGACAGTATAGTATTCAGTCAATTTAGTGCAGCCGGTTCATATAGTCCAGGTAATGGTATTGCTATTACTGGTACAATTATTTCTGCAAATGTTGACAATGATACTACTGCTATTAGTGGTGGTAACATTGTTGTTAAAACTGGTGCAAATCTAACAACACCGAACATAGGTGATGCAACATTCAGTAGCATAACTTGGAATACACTAAGCAATGGTAATGTTACCGCTAACAATCTAAGTATTGGTAATATTGCTAATATTACTGGTAATCTACGTGTTGACGGTATCATTGAATCTAATGGCAACGTAACAAGTAACGCATACATTAACGGTAATAATGCATCGTTTACTAACTTTGCAAACATTGGTGGAAACTTATTAGCAAATAATATCACTAGTAATGCGTTACTAACTACTGCTAATGCCAACATTAGCTCAAACTTAGTAACAAATAATGCAACTGTTAACTTAGAATTATCAGGTAATACTGCTAACTTCAGTGGTAATGTAATAGTACCTAACTTAACAGTTAACTTACAGTTATCTGGAAATACTGCAAACTTCAGTGGTAACATTGTTGCGTTGAACACAAACGCAGGTAACCTGTTAACTGCTAACTTTGCTAATATTGCAAGCAATATCACAACAAGTAACTTAACGGTTAATTTAGAACTTGCAGGAAATACTGCAAACTTCAGTGGTAACATTGTTTCATTAAACGCAAACTTAGGTAACTTAGCAACAGCTAACTTCTTTACTGGTACATTAATTAATGGTAGTAGTAATGTTGTTATACCAACAGCTAATGGTAATATTAATTTAACTGCCGGCGGCAATACATCATTGGTTGTAACAGCAACCGGTGCAAACATTACAGGTAACTTAGGTGTATCTGGTAACTTTAGTGTAGGTAATTTAGAAGCTAACACATTAGTAGCAAATGTAGCAGTAGAAGTGGGTGACACAACAATTTCGTTTGGTACAACAACTACCACTTCAATCACAGCTAATCAAACAATTGCTACTTATACTGTTTCGGGTGTTACCGGTCTTGAATTCATTGTTAAGGGAATTGATTCAACCGGTTCTAAATATTCAATGGCAACTGTTCAAGCTGTAACAGATGGCACAAATGCTGATTACTCAACATTTAGTACAGTAAACTTAGGTGGACAAACCGGAGTATTAGCAGTTAATATTGTTTCTGGTAATGTAGCATTACAAGTGACCCCTGCAAGTAGTAATAGCACAGTTTGGACAACACAAGTAAGATTTATATAAACATAAGAAGTAATATATATGGCACTAAGACCCTTTAACTCTATCGCAGGTATATCTGTTGGTAATACGTCAGTTGACGTAATACTTGCAAACGGGGATATAACCACTACAAATATTACTGCTAACGGTATAGTAAATTTTAATTCTACCTCAAATGTAACATTAGGTACAATTTCAAATATACATATTGCAGGCGGTAATAGTGGTCAAGTATTAACAACTGATGGTGCAGGTAATCTGACATTTGCAGATACAGCTAGTAGTGATAGTTCGGCTCCTATGCCCTATCTTATACCCGTAGGTGAAACATATTTTGTTCCAAACAACTTTCAAGGCTTATTCACAGTACCAATAACAATTGATGGTACTTTTGAAATCGATGGTATATTAGCAGAAGTTGGTACTGCAATAAACTCTCTTAATAGTCAAATTATATTTGATGACAATGGTGAACTAACCGGCAACACAGGTTTTACATTTGACCAAGCCTCTGGTAACTTTGCAGTACCGGGTAATGCTACAGTTGCTAGTATTGCTACTAATAATTATTATTATGCTAATGGTCAACCATTAGATTTTGGTGGTTCCCCGGGTGGTTCAAACACTCAGATACAATTTAATAATGCCGGTGAGTTTGGCGCAACTGCTAACTTGTCATTTGATAGTGCTACAAATAATTTAGCAATTAGCGGTAATATAGTTTTAACTACTGGGGCTTATTATGGTAACGGTTCTGGCTTAACAAATATAGCAGGTGCCAACGTAACAGGTACAGTTGCTAACGCAACAACCGCAGGTACAGTTACAACTAATGCTCAACCAAATATTACAAGCGTAGGTACATTAACTAGTTTACAAGTAAGTGGTAATATTACCCCAACAGTTGATATCACATATGACTTAGGTAATGCAACAAATGCATTTAGAGATTTGTATCTTTCTGGTAACACAATTAGATTAGGTTCTTCAAATATATCTTCTAATGGAACTGGAATCACCTTAGCTAACCCATCAGGCGGAACATTTACTGTTGTAGGAACACAAGCGGCTAACTCAGCATCTATTATTAATGGCAATAGTAATATTATTATACAACCCAATGCTAATATTAATTTTAGTATTGCTGGAAATTCAAATGTAGTTGCTATGACTGGCTCCGGAGCCAGTATTAACGGAACATTAAATGTCAGTGGCAACGGTGTCATTGGTGGAAATCTTTTTGTTAATGGTAATTTAGTCTATATAAACGTTGAAGAATTGGCAGTTAGAGATCCAATCATTACTCTTAATTCAGGTGCAAATGGTGCATTCCCTGTAGCTAATACAGGAAAAGATGTTGGTACAGCATTATACTATTATGATACACAAGCCCAGACAGCATTTATGGGCTGGGATACAAGCAATAGTGAATTTTCGTTTGGTAGCCAAACAACTATATCAAATGAAGTAGTTGCATTTAACACATTAGGTAATGCACGTGCTCAAACATTCAAAGGTAACGTAGACAGTGCCAATTCAGTTAGTGCAAATTATTTAATATCTACTAGTGGTTGTGTAACTATAAGCGGTGCAACTATTGCTGTTAGTGGTAATAATGCAGGTATCTTTGCATCACTAGTTGACGACATTAACTTAGGTCTTGTATCTAATATTGTTATGGGTGGTGCAACAGAAACAGTAACAGTTCAAGGTAACCTGATTGCTAATGTTAACGTAACAGCTACCGGTACAGTGTCAGGTAATTTGTTAACCGGCACAATAACTACTAACGCACAACCAAACATTACTAGCGTAGGTACGTTGGGTAACTTAAGTGTTACAGCCAACGTAAGTTCTGGTAATTTAACAGTAACAAACACAATTGATGCAGTAAACATCAAAGTAACAGATTTGTACAGTAAACGCCCGGCGATTTCTGTTACAGCAAACACAATGATTGATTCTTTCCCTACAACCCAGTTCAGATCGGCAAAATATACGATGAGAGCAGGGGACGGTACTGATTATCAAGCTCTCGAAGTCCTTTTAGTACACGATGACATAAATAGTATTATAACTGTTTATGGAAGTTTATCAACGTCTGGAAGTGATCTCGTACTATTTTCGACTGATATTAGTTCAGGAAATGTCAATGTCTATGCGACAGCGATTGCACCAAACACTAATTTAAACTTAATGGGCACTTACGTCCCGGATTGATAAGGATATAAAATAAAATGACTACAAAAAATTTCGTTGTTAAGAATGGCATTACTACAGGTAACATCATACTTGATGCTGCCACTGGTAATTTAATCGCTACAAATGCCAACTTAGGGAACTTAGTAACAGCTAATTTCCTTGCAGGTAATGGTAATGCATTGTTTAATATACAGGCTGCAAACCTTGTTGGAGCAATAGCTAATGCTAATTTGGCCGCATATGCAGGCAATGTTACTATTGGTGCTCAACCCAATATTACAAGTACAGGTACACTCGTATCTTTATCAGTATCTGGAAATGTAGATGCAGGTAATTTAAATACAGGCGGATTAGTCACCGCAACTGGTAATGTTACTGGTGGAAACTTAGTTACAGGCGGTGTCATTTCCGCAACTGGTAACGCAAATGTAGGTAATGTTGGAACAGCAGGCCTTATCACTGCTACAGGCAACATTGGTGGTGGAAACATTGTCACTGGTGGTGTAGTCACTGCTACTGGCAACGTGTCAGGTGGCAATTTAACAACAGGTGGTTTAGTAACTGCTACTGGTAATATATCAGGTGCAAACTTAACAACAGCTGGTTTAGTAACTGCAACCGGTAATGTAACAACATCAGCACAATTAGTTTCAAGTGTTGCTACTGGTACTGCACCGTTAGTTGTATCATCAACTACAACAGTTGCCAACTTAGCGGCAACAACTGCTACTACAGCAGGTACTGTAACGACAGCGGCACAACCAAATATTACAAGCACAGGCATACTAACAAGTGTAAGTGTATCAGGAAATGCTAATGTTGGTAACATTGGTACAACAGCATTAGTAGCAACCGGTGGAGGTAGTTTTGGCGCTAACCTAAATATGACTGGACAATGGATAAACAATGTTGGTTATCCAGTATTAACAACAGATGCGGCATCTAAATCGTATGTTGATACATTAGTTTCTACTGGTATTGCTTATCACCAGCCCGTATTAGCCGCAACAACAACTACATTAGATACTGCTACTAGCGGTACAGTTTCATATAATAATGGTACTGCAGGTGTTGGTGCTACTTTAACAACAACTGGTGTATTCTTATTAATTGACGGTGCAAACGTTCAAACAGTCGGTACACGTATCTTAGTTAAAGACGAGGCAAATGCAGTATTCAATGGTGTATACGAATATACAAGCACAACTGTTATTACTAGAACAACTGATGCGGATGAATATGGTCCAGATAGCACACAACAATTAAGTATCAACGATTATTTCTTTGTTCAAGGTGGTCTAGTTAACGAAGGCTCTAGTTTCATTGTTAGTGGCCCAGCAGGAACTATCACATTTGGTACATCAAACATTACGTTTGCACAGTTTAGTACAAGTCAAGTTTATGATGCTGGTACTGGATTAACATTAACTAACACTACTTTCAGTGTTAACAATTCACAGTCTCAAATTACTAGCGTAGGAACACTAACTGCATTGTCAGTTAGTGGCAATGCAAACATTGGTAACATTGGAACAACTGGTGCAGTAACTGCCGGAACACTAACTGTTTCTGGTGAGACTAGTTTAGGTGCTGTTGCTAACGTAAAAATTACAGGTGGCACAGGCGGCCAGATTATTCAAACTGACGGAGCAGGGAATCTATCATTTGCAACTATTAGCACATCAGGTGTTTCTAATGGTACAAGTAGTGTAACTATTCCTAATGTTAACGGTAATATTATTCTAACATCAGCCGGCAATACTACAATGGTAGTAACTGGCACCGGTGCAAACGTTACCGGAACTGCTAATATCAGCGGTGATGCTAATGTTGGTAACTTAGGTACAGGTGGTTTAATAACTGCTACTGGTAATATTGGTGGTGGTAACATTAACACAGGTGGTGTTGTATCTGCAACGGGTAATATAACTGGTGGTAATATTACAACCGGTGGATTAATCACTGCTACTGGTAATATCACTGGTGCAAATTTAGTTGGTCCTTTAGCTAGTGGTAACAGTAATATTGCTATCTCTGCTAATGGAAACATAGCAATGACAGTAGCTGGCACAGCAAATGTCATCATTGTAACAGCAACCGGAGCAAATGTAACAGGTACGTTAAGCGTAAGTGGTAATGCAAATATTGGTAATGTAGGTACGACTGGTGTATTTGCAACAACACTAAGTGCTACTGGTAACGCTAATATTGGTAACATTGGTACAGGTGGACTAATTACTGCTACAGGTAATATTGACGGCGGTAACTTAGGTACAGGTGGTTTAATTACTGCTACTGGTAACATTGGTGGTGGTAATATCAACACAGGTGGAATAGTTAGTGCAACTGGTAATGCTAACGTTGGTAACGTTAACACAACCGGTGTATTTGCATCAACACTAAGTGCTACAGGTAACGCTAATATTGGTAATATTGGTACAGGTGGACTAATTACAGCAACTGGTAATTTGAATGCAGGTAATATTATCACTGGTGGCATCGTAAGTGCTACTGGTAATGGTACATTTGGTAATGTTGCTGGTGGCAATCTAGTTAGTGCTACATACTTAGGTGGTACATTAATTACAGGTGCTCAGCCAAATATTACAAGTACGGGTACATTAACAAGTTTAGCAGTAACAGGTAACGTTACTGCAGGTAATGTTCTAATCAATGGTGGATTACAGAGTAACAGAACAAACGTATCAGTAACAACAAATACAGTTATTGACCAGTTTCCCCCAGGTAATTATAGAACAGCCAAATATATTATTAGTGCTTCAAGCGCAAATGGTTATCAGTCAGTTGAAGCATTGTTAGTACAAGATGGAACAAATAGTTACATAACAATTTATGGATCAATTTCTTCTAATGTGACAGCAGATATCATTGATATCAGTAGTAACATTAATGGTGTTTCAGGTAATGTAGCATTGTATGCAACTAGTTCAGGTGGCACTGCTACTGTAAACTTACTAACAACATACTTGCAAACATAAAATATGAATTAAATTTCATTTACAATTTAATTAAAACAGGGAATATGGAACTGTGACGACAAAAAATTTCGTAGTAAAGAACGGCATAACAACCGGCAATATTATACTCAGTGCTGAGTCTGGTAACATCACCGGAACAAATTTGTCCGTCACAGGTTTAAGCAATCTAGGTGCAGTTGGTAATGTAAAAATTACAGGTGGTACTACCGGTCAATTTATTACAACAGACGGGTCTGGCAATTTATCATTTGGTAATGCAACTATTGAAGCAAATCCTGCACCAATGCCTACTTATGTAGCAGTAGGTGATGAATTATTGATTGCGGCAAACTATCAAGGTCTATTTGGATACCCAATCACAATTGACGGCACAATGACTGTTGATGGTGTATTAGTTGATGTTAATGATAACGGCAATGGAGGAAGCGGTGGAACTGCTACTGCATTAAACGCAAATATAGCAAACGTTTCTATTTCTGGTGGCTCATCAGGTTATTACTTGCAAACAAACGGTTCAGGTACATTAACTTGGGCAGCCGGCGCGGGTGGTAATGGATCACCAGGTGGAACAGACACTCAAGTTCAATTTAATGACGCTAGTGCATTTGGTGGTAATACTGGATTTACTTTTAATAAGACTACGGGTATCTTTACTGCACCTTATCTAGCTGGCAACGGTAATGGACTATCAAACATTCAAGGTGCTAATGTATCCGGTGCAGTATCTAGTGCAACAACTGCAGGTACTGTAACAACAGCCGCACAACCAAATATCACAAGCACGGGTACATTAGCAAGTTTAAGCGTAACAGCTAATGCTAACGTTGGCAACATTGGTGCAGCCGCAGGTGTATTTACAACTGTTGCGGGCTCATTGACAACAGCCGCACAACCTAACATAACATCAGTTGGTACATTAACTAGTTTAACAGTTAATGGTAATATATCTGCTAACAATGCAAACATTACTGGTAACATTGTACCCACAAGTAATAACACATACAGTTTAGGTAGCGCAAGTTCATATTGGAAAGATGCGTTCATTGGCCCGGGCTCACTATACATTAATGGTGTTAAAGTATTAGAAGAATCAAGTAACGCAATTGTTGTCTCTGCTGATTTGAATCAAACAGTTAAAGTAACATCAAGTGGATCAGGCGATGTTCAACTACAAACAACAGGCACAGGTGTTGTTGCAGTTAAAGGTCCATTACAAATTCAAGCCGCTAACTATATAACAAGTAGCACCGGCGGCCCAATCGGGTTCAGTAACCCAATCAATGTTGATACACTTTCTAGTCTATCAGCAAATACAAATTTAACAATCAGTGCCAATGGCACTGGTAATATTCAACTTAACGATGATGTAACTATCTCTGGCAATTTAACAATTAATGGTGTTGGTGGCAACTTAAGTGTAACGTCATTGACAGTAGAAGATAACATTATTGATATCAGTGCTGAAACGACAGGCGTTCCTGTTAACAATGCAGGCATACGAGTAATCAGAGGTGATGAAGCAGCCGTTCAACTGCGTTGGAATGAAACAACTGATACATGGCAAACAACAAATGATGGATCAGCATATTTAAACTTAGTTGGTTCTAATACAACTACAGGTAATGCTAACGTAGGTAATATTGGAGCTACAGGTGGTGTATTTACAACAGTAGCTGGATCATTAACAACTAACGCACAACCAAATATAACAAGCACTGGCATACTAACGTCAGTATCAGTATCAGGCAATGCCAATGTAGGCAATATAGGCACAACTAATTTAGTCGCTAGTGGTACAGGATCGTTTAGTGCTAATGTTAATATGAATAGCCAATATATAAACAACTTAGGCTATCCAAGTGCTAATACAGATGCCGCATCTAAACAATATGTTGACACAATGTCATCAAGTGGCATCAGCTATCATCAACCAGTTAATGTAGCAACAACAACAACATTGGCTACTGCTACGAGTGGTACAACTGCATACAACTCGCCAAACGGAGCCGCAAACGGTATTGGTGCGTATATTAGCACAACTGGTACTTTCTTAAATATTGATGGTGCTAATGTTCAAACTGTTGGTACACGTATCTTAGTTAAAGATGAAGCAAATGCAGCCTGGAACGGCGTATACACATATTCTAATACAACAGCTATTGTACGTTCAACTGATACTGACACGTACGGTGTAGACCTTAACGGAACAGACCATCTTGGAATTAATGATTATTTCTTCACATTAGGTGGTGTAGTAAATGAAGGTACTGCGTTTATTGTTAGTGCCCCTACTGGTGAAATTACATTTGGAACTTCAAATATTGTATTCAGTACATTCAGTACAAGTCAGGTATATGATGCAGGTACTGGATTATCATTAGTAGGCACTACATTCAACATAAATGCAAGTCAAACACAAGTGACAGCAGTTGGTACATTAGCAAGTCTAAGTGTATCAGGAAATGCTAATGTAGGTAATATCGGTGCTACGAATGGTGTATTTACTAATGTAAGCGGCAATGGATCAGCATTAACATCTATTACAGGTGGTAATGTAACCGGACAAGTAAGTTTTGCCGCAACAGCGAATGCGGTCGCAGGCGGTAATGTAAGTGGACAAGTAAGTTTTGCCGCAACAGCGAATGCGGTCGCAGGCGGTAATGTAAGTGGACAAGTAAGTTTTGCGGCTACTGCTAATGCGGTAGCTGGTGCAAACGTATCAGGTGCGGTAAGTTTTGCAACAACAGCCAATGCAGTAGCTGGTGCAAACGTAACAGGTGCTGTTAACTTAGCAAACTATGCATCAACCGCAAATGCAGTAGCATTAGCTAATGTTGCGGGAATAGGCAATATCGCATCTATTAATATTGATGGTAATGCAAGCACAGTGTTATATGGTAATGGTGTGTTTGCTGTTGCGGCCGCAACATATGGAAATGCAAACGTTGCTACATTCTTAGCTAGTTATGGCAGTAATACAATCACAACTACTGGTAATGTAAGTGTTGGTAACATGATTGGTACAAGTTTAACTGTAAAAAATGCAGGAGTAACTGCCTTAATTCATTCTAACAGTAATAGTGCTGCCACTTTAGAAGTTTGTGGCGATACTAGTGACGGCGCGCAACAGGTGAATGCTACTGTATATGTAGGACAAAGTAGAGTATATGGCGGTGGTATAAAGTACAACTCTTCACCCGATACAGTAACATTGTTCAGACGAGACAATAATGTTGACACGAACTTTATGACCGTAGTATACAATAGTAGCGATGTAACTTTTGCAGCCGGAGTAACTGCTACTACCTTCACAGAAACATCTAGTCTAGCATTGAAAGAAAACTTTAGACCTATTGAGAATCCATTAGAGAAAGTTCTACAATTGTTAGGACAGATATACGACAGAAAAGATGGCTCAAGTAAAGATGAAGCTGGACTAGTTGCTGAAGATGTATATAAGATTATTCCTAATCTTGTAAAAACAGATAGTAATGGTAATCCAGAAAGCGTGTTCTACTCACGTTTGTCTGTTTATCTATTAGAATCAATTAAGGTTTTAAATGATGAAATTGCTATCCTTAAAGGTACCGCTAAGAACAACAAGAAATAAAGGTAGTGTAAAGTGGCAACATTAAAGAACACTACTATCGATGACACTGGGTTTTTGAATTTACCTTCAGGAAATACAGTTCAACGACCGGCAAGTCCTATTGCTGGTATGGTAAGATTTAATACAACACTAGGATACGCTGAGGTGTATAACGGTAATGCTTGGGTAAAATTTGGATTATAAATATGGCAACATTAAAGAACACTACCATTAATGATACCGGTTATTTACAATTACCTAGTGGCACTACGGCACAAAGACCTTCAAGCCCTACTGCAGGAATGACTAGATGGAATACATCATTATCACAAGTAGAATTATGGAATGGAACTGCATGGTTATCACTAAGTAGTAACATACCTTCTACAGTAGATTATTTAGTTGTTGCGGGTGGGGGTGGCGGCGGCGGATATATTGGAGGTGGTGCAGGCGGTGGTGGCTATAGAACAGCAACTGGTTTAGCTATAACTACAGGAGTTACCTACACTGTAACAGTTGGTGGAGGTGGCACTGGTGGCACTGGTGGTGGTTATGGAACACAAGGATCAAACTCTGTGTTTAATGGTATAACATCCACAGGTGGAGGACTAGGTAATGGTGGTGAAGCTACACCCTCAAATATAGCCAATGGTGGTTCAGGTGGCGGCCAAGGTCGATCAGTTGGTGGCCGAGGAGGAACAGTGGGGTCAGGTAATACACCAGCAACAACACCGAGTCAAGGTAACAACGGTGGTGTTGATAGTTTTGGTGGCGATGGCGCCGGCGCTGCCAGTGGTGCAGGTGGAGGTGGTGCCGGAGCTGTTGGTGGTAATGCTATATCTGGCACTGCAGGATCAGGTGGTATAGGAGCGTTATCATCTATAACAGGAACAGGAACATATTATGCGGGAGGTGGAGGTGGAGGCGGCTATAGTTTAAGTTCTTCAGCACCCGGCGGCACTGGAGGGGGAGGTAGTGGTGCTAGTGGTAGTGGAAGTGTAGCAGGCGCCGGCACAGTAAATACTGGGGGCGGTGGCGGAGCAGGTGGTTATCCAAGCAATAATACAGGTGGTCTTGGAGGCTCTGGTATAGTCGTTATACGCTATCCAGACGCATATTCACTCGCAACATCTACTACAGGCTCACCAACGGTAACTACTGCAGGTGGATATAGAATATACACGTTCACAGCAACAGGTTCAATTGCATGGTAAATATATAATATGGCAACACTAAAGAACACAACTATCAATGACACAGGTTACTTAGGTATGCCAATTGGAACTACGGCTCAAAGACCTGTAAGTCCTGCTAATGGATATATGAGAGTTAACTCTACATCATCAACTATAGAGATGTATTACAATGGAATATGGAATACTGTATCTTCACTAGCATTGCCATCAGCTACGGGAGGAATTATTACTTATTCAGGTAATTATAAAATTCACACATTCATCGCATCTGGAACATTTACTGTTACATCTGCGCCTGCAGGAACTGCTTTTGAAATACTAATGGTTGGTGGAGGTGGTAGCTCAGGTGGTTACTCAGGTGGCGGTGGTGCAGGAGAAGTATTATATACAACATCAGCTACATTAGCAGTACAAGCATATAGTATTGTTATTGGAGCAGGTGGTACATCACCTGACGGTAATGGTGGCAATATCATAGGCAATCCAGGTTCAGTAACAACAGCATTTGGCGAAACAGCTAAAGCAGGTGGAGGTGGTAAAGGATCAGACTCATCAACTTTCCCTTCATCAAGTACATATGCTAATGGCGGTGGTGGCGCAAGTCGCTCTACTGGTTACGGTGGCTCTATCGGCACCAATGTTGCAATACCATTCACTAGATATGGTGGCAACTCAGGCGGTAACGGAACAGGTTCTCCTAACTATCCATCTGTAGGTGGTCCAGGCGCAGGCGCAAGTACTGCGTCAATTACAGACGGAGCTGTCGGAGGGGGCAACGGAGGTATTGGAGTAGCTATAAACATAACCGGCGCATCAGTATACTGGGGCGGCGGCGGCGCCGGCATGATTTACTATGGCGGATCTTCTGGTACAAGAGGTGGCAATGGTGGATTAGGTGGTGGCGGAGGTGGTTGGGCACCAGGAGGATGGTATGGCTCAGGTGGAAATGGTTACAATACAGGTGGAAACCCTAGTGGATTCGTGGGCGGATCAGCCGGCGCAAATACCGGTGGCGGTGGAGGCGCAGGTGCAGGCGATGGCGGCAGTGGAGTATTAGGTGGTAATGGCGGCTCCGGAATAGTTATTGTTCGTTACAGGTATCAATAAGATGGCAACATTAAAGAATACTATTATCAATGATACTGGCTATATGGGGCTTCCTAATGGTAATACAGCCCAACGACCAGGTAGTCCTGCCGAAGGTTATAGTAGAGTCAATACTGACACTAAATATGTTGAAGTTTATATAAACGGAGCTTGGTTTAGTGCAATGTATGTAGGATACACTGTTGCAACAGGGGGAACAGTAACTACTAGTGGTGATTATAAAATTCACACATTTACTAGTTCTAGTGCATTTACTGTAAATAGTGCTCCTATAGGAGCAACTGCTGAGGTATTAATGGTAGGGGGCGGTGGGGCAGGTGGTTCATATTGTGGTGGAGGTGGTGGTGGAGAAGTTATATACAGTACCTCAGTCAATCTAATTTCAAATGCGTATAGCATTGTTATTGGAGCAGGAGCGTCTCCTAGCGCATCTGGTTCAAGTGATATACAGACTAGTGGTAGTCCTACTACAGCATTTGGTGAAACAGCAAAACCCGGTGGTGGCGGATTGGGATCAGATTATAATGGACCACGTACACTACCTAGCATCATTGCTAATGGGGGCGGTGGTGGTTCTAGAACTGCAGGATATGCAGGTATAACAGGACAAAATATAAATTATGTGTTCACTAGATATGGTGGATACACTGGTGGCGCAGGTCAAAACGGTGTAAATTACCCAACTGGTGGCGGCGCAGGGGCAGGTGCAAATGGAGTATCTCCACTAGACCCTGCTAGTTCAGGTGGCAACGGTGGCTCCGGAGTTCAAATAAACATAGACGGCAATAATTATTATTGGGCCGGAGGTGGAGCAGGGATGATTTATTACTATAATCAATCCGGTACATTTGGTGGTAACGGAGGACTTGGTGGGGGCGGAGGCGGCTGGGGTGATAGTGGTCGTTTTGGATCTGGTGGCACAGGTGGTATAAATGTAGGTGGAACCCCAAGTGGATTCTTTGGTGGTAATGGTGGTGCTAATACAGGTGGAGGGGGCGGCGCCTGTGCGGGTAATGGTGGACCAAACAATATAGGAACAAATGGTGGCTCAGGTATAGTCATTGTTAAATATAGATATCAATAATAGAGGAATAAAATATGGCACATTTTGCACAATTAGATGAAAATAACATCGTTACACAAGTAATTGTTGTAAGTAATGATGATATAAAAGATAGTGAAGGTAATGAAAGTGAACTTACAGGCATAGCGTTCTGTAAGAGTCTACTAGGACCAAATACTATATGGAAACAAACTAGCTATAATGCTAACATTAGAAAAAACTATGCAGGTATAGGTTTTACATACGATGAAACTAGAGATGCATTCATATCACCTAAACCATTCAATAGTTGGATATTGAATGAGACAACTTGTCGCTGGGAAGCACCAGTTGCTTACCCAAATGACGGAAAAATGTATATTTGGAATGATTTTGCAATACGTTGGGATGTAGGTCCTACAACAGAATAAAATAATGGCAATATTAAAGAACACTAATGTTACTGATACCGGGTATTTACAATTGCCCGTTGGTAATACGGCTGAAAGACCAGTAAGCCCTACCAACGGGATGATGAGATATAACACAACTACATCGTCATACGAAGCGTATGTTGCCGGTAATTGGATAACAATAGCGTCCGGGTCTCTTACAATTGAATACTTGGTAGTTGCTGGTGGTGGCGGTGGTGGTGCCATCACAGCTGGTGGAGGTGGCGCCGGAGGATTTTTAACTGGTACTGTATCTAATTTATTAACAAACATAGCATATGCGGTAACAGTAGGCACAGGAGGTGCCGGTGCAACAGCCGACACAGGTAACAATTCAAATAGCAAAGGTGTAAGCGGTTCTAACTCTATATTTAATAATATAATAGCTGCCGGTGGCGGCGGCGGAGGTGCTTATACAGCGTCTGGGTCTGCTTATGCTATTGGCGCGAATGGTGGTTCAGGTGGCGGTGGCGGTATAGGTGAACCGTCTGTTGGAGCCGCCGGCGGCTCTGGTAATACGCCATCTACAACACCTAGTCAAGGAAACAATGGCGGCAATGGCAGATATGTAAATAGTAGTTGGTACGGCGCCGGCGGCGGAGGTGCAACATCAGCAGGTACTGGAAATTCAAGCACTGCTGGTCCAAATGCAGGTGGAACCGGCACTGCATCTTCTATCTCCGGTTCTTCAATAACATACGCCGGCGGTGGAGGTGGTGGAAATCATAGTGGAAATTCTAATAACACTGCAAGAGGCGCAGGTGGTGCAGGCGGCGGCGGACAGGGAGGAAGCGGAGTTAGTGGCACCAGTGTTGGTCAAGATGGTACAAATAATACAGGAGGTGGTGGAGGTGGTGGCGGTTATATTAGCGGATCGACTACAACAAATAACGGAGGAAAAGGTGGAGATGGAGTTATTATTTTAAAAATTACTAACGCAATTACTGCCACTTTTAGCGGAGGACTGACTACCTCATTATCAACCGCAATTGCAGGGTATAAAATATATACAATAACAGCAGGAACAGGAACGGTAACGTTTAGTTAATAACATGGCAACACTAAAGAATACAACAATAAACGACACTGGTTACTTAGGTCTGCCAACTGGAACAACGGCTCAAAGACCTGCAAGCCCGTCTAACGGAATGGTTAGATATAATACTACAACAGGTACAATTGAAGGATACGCAGCCGGATCGTGGTTAAGTATTCTAGGAGCACTAGGAACTCAGGGTAATCCTGCAAGTTCCGCAACGCAATTAAAAAGTTCCGGTGTCACCACTAACGGTGTTTATTACTACACATTAACTAGTGGCACCGTGCCTATGTATACTGATTTCACTTCATTTACTAACTATCCGATGGTTATGGTTACTAAATTGTCACCCAACGATCAAAATCAATATCTTACTACCTCAAACAATCAAGCTGATTTAGCTGTTACTCCAACAGACACAACACCTAGCCGATCAGCAAAAATAAGCGATACTGATATGAATACTATCATAGTCGCAAATACTATAAGATGGGTCATAGTAGCACAACGTCAAACATTTGAAAAACTACCGGACACTACTGCCTGGTATAGCAATTTTGGTCAATCAGCATCATGTAGTTATACTACATCATTGATTAGTCAATTTGCTACCCCTAGTAATACACCAAGTTGGCAAAATTTTGGACCCTATCAAGGTGCATGCGGAGCAGGTCAGGATGCTAGTGGACAATGGTTAACATTATCCGGCATTCACATAAATGATGGTATATATATGGGTGGTTATAGTGGTGGCAGTTCTTTTAGAGGAACTGCATCAAGTCCTTATTTGACAACTAGTCAAAATGAGAATACTTGGACACAAGGTGGATACGTTTTCTTAAGCTGGTAAATAATATGATATTACATGAACAACGAATTGAGATATGCAAGAAATGTGAATTTTACGGAGAATGGTTCTGTAAAAAATGCGGTTGTGTTCTTCCTGTTAAAGTTAGAATAGAAAGTAGCACTTGTCCTATAGGAAAATGGTAAAATATGAGTTAACTGACGATAAACAACGAATAATTAATGCCTATTGTATAGCTCTAAATACAATAAGATTAAAAAAAAGATAAATAATAGTAATATTCGGTATATTACTGCTTGAAACACAAGGAAAAAACATGAGTTTAATTTTAAAACAAGAACCAGCAAACACGATAGCAACGCCACCAGCTGGCAAAAGTACACTGTTCGTCAATGATAATAGTGTCATGTCTGTTAAAAGCCCCGACGGGAATGTAACAACATTCCCAACAGTTCAGGGTGCAAATACACAGGTACTTTTTAATGACAATGGTGCATTAAATGGTAATGCTAACTTAGTATTCAATAAAACATCAGCAACAATGACAGTTACAAATCTGTCTGTTACTGGTAATTTAGATGCAGGTGATATTAATGTTTCATCTATCGCAAACGGTACAAGTAATGTTGACATTATTGGTGCTAGTGGTAATGTAACTACTAGCGTAGGTGGTGTTGCAAATGTATTAGTTATTACAACGACCGGTGCAAATGTCACAGGAACATTTAGTGCTAGTGGTAATGCTAATGTAGGTAACATTGGTGCAACTGGTGGTATATTTACAACAGTAGGAGGCGAATTAACAACTGCGGCTCAACCAAATATCACAAGTACAGGTACATTAACAAGTTTAAGTGTATCAGGTAATATCAGTGCAGGTAATGTAAGTGCAACAACATTTACTGGAGCACTAAGTGGAGCGGCTACAAGTGCAACGACAGCAGGTACAGTAACGACAGCGGCACAACCAAACATAACAAGTACAGGTACACTAACAAGTTTAAGTGTATCAGGTAATGCTAACGTAGGTAACTTAGGAACAGCCGGTATAATCACAGCTACTGGTAATATTACTGGTGGTAATATTAGTGGTACATTGGTAACAGGTACATTAACAACAGGTACTCAGCCTAATATTACAGGTTTAGGAATATTAACTGCACTATCAGTTAGTGGGTCTGCTAACATAGGTAATATGATAGTTGATGGTAGTGCCAACATTATAGGTACATTGGGCGCAAATATTGTTACTGCATCTGGTAACGTTATTGGAGCTAACTTAGTAACAACTGGTATAGCAAATATCACCGGTAACGTTAATGGCGGTAACTTAGTAACTGCAGGTCAAGTATCTGCTACAGGTAACATTACTGGTGGCAATATTAGTGGTACATTGTTAACAGGTACATTAACAACTGCGGCACAACCAAATGTTACAAGTACTGGTACATTAGCAAGTTTAAGTGTAACTGGTAACGTCACTGGTGGCAATATCACAACGGGCGGTCTAGTTTCTGCTACTGGTAACATTACTGGTGGCAATATTAGTGGTACATTGTTAACAGGTACATTAACAACTGCGGCACAACCAAATATTACAAGTACAGGTACATTAGCAAGTTTAAGTGTAACAGGTAACGTAACCGGTGGTAACTTAGTAACAGCTGGTATATTAAGTGTTACTGGCACTGGCGTAAGTTCTATTGCTGGTAACTTAGATATGACCAGCAACAATATTATTAATCTTGCTAGTCCAGTTAATGCTACTGATGCGGCAACTAAGCAATATGTTGACGATGTTGCTCAAGGTCTACATACGCACGACAGTTGTAACGCAGCCACAACAACTACATTAGCAACAATCTCAGGTGGTACTGTTACATATAATAACGGTACAAGTGGTGTTGGTGCAACATTGACAACAACAGGTTCATATACAACTATTGATGGTGTTACATTGTCAGATGGCATGCGTATTCTTGTTAAGAACGAAGTGTCTGCCGCAAATAACGGTATCTATGTAAGAACAAGTAGCACAGTATTAACACGTGCAGATGACTTTGATACTTCAGTTGAAATGGCAGGCGGTGACTTCACATTCGTTACTGCAGGAACAGTATATGATAACACTGGTTGGGTAATGCCAGATCCAGTAACAACAGTTGGAACAAGTCCAGTTGTTTGGGTACAGTTCAGTGGTGCAGGTACATATACTGCAGGTAGTGGATTAACATTAACAGGTAGTGTATTCAGTGTTAACGTAGCACAACCTACTATTACTAGTGTTGGTACACTAACATCATTGAGTATCAGTGGTAATGCTAATATTGGTAATGTTGGAGCGGCGGCAGGTGTATTTACTAGCGTAAGTGGTAACGGTTCTGCGTTATCTGCAATTACAGGTGCTAACGTAACAGGCACTGTACCATTAGCTACAAGCGCAGGTACAGTAACGACTGCGGCACAACCAAACATTACTAGCTTAGGAACATTAAGTTCATTAAGTGTCAGTGGTAATGCTAACGTTGGTAATATTGGTGCTACTAACTTAGTTGGCACATTAACTACTGGAACACAGACAAATATTACTAGCTTAGGAACATTAAGTTCATTAAGCGTGTCAGGCAACGCTAACGTTGGTAACATTGGTGCTACTAACTTAGTTGGTACATTAAGTACTGCATCACAGACAAATATCACAGCAGTTGGCACACTAACATCATTGGGTGTGTCAGGTAATGCTAACGTAGGTAACTTAGGCACAGGTGGTTTGATTACTGTAACAGGTAACGTAACTGCAGGTAACTTGATTACAGGTGGTTTGGTTACAGTAACAGGTAATGTAACTGCAGGTAATCTTGTTTCTACTGGTACTGTTGGTGGAACAGGTGCAACACACTTAGGTAATACTTTCACTACTGGTGCAAACACTACTACTGCTACAGTAACTGGTAACTTTGCATTGAGTTCTGGTTCAAGATTCCAAGCAACTTACGCTTAACAATATCAAATTCATACTCACTACTTAGAAATGATAAGTAGTGATGTATGAATATCTTTCAATCAACTTATGAAGCAAGGCTTCAAGATTGGTTTCAATTACGGACATCCGTAACTAGTTTACCCATAGAACAACAATGTGTAACCATAGACGAATGGTGGCAACATGCACCATTGGTTACCCATCATCTACACCCACATGACATAGACAACTGGCCTGACCCCTGGGAACTTTTGTCCGAAAATACCTACTGTGAGGTTGCAAGAGCCTTAGGAATGTGTTATACTCTACATCTAATAGGAATAACTGATATAGAATTGGTACTAGCTAGAAATGAAACAGCAGAAGATGTAGTATTAGTCCTAGTTGACAACGCAAAATATATAATGAATTACTGGCCTAATACGGTCATAAGTAATACACTAAAAGATTTTAAAATAGTACAAAAGTTAGATTTACAAACAATAATTACAAAAATAGGTAGAACATGAAGATACACGTAACGAAACGTTCCGGGGCAAAAGAGCCACTCACATTAGAAAAATGGCAAGCACAAGTAGCACAAGTATGTAAAGGGATAGCAGACGTTAGCCCATCAATGATAGAGATTAAATCACAACTACATTTTTATGATGGCATCACAACTAAACAAATTGATGGCATTACATTACGTGCTATTGTTGATTTAATTGATGTAGAAAACAATAGTGATGTTGGTCATGTTAACTATCAATATGTAGCAGGCAAACAACGTGTCAGTATGCTACGCAAAGATGTATACGGTTCATACGAAGTTCCACATCTATACGAAATAGTTAAAAAGAATGTAGCAACAGGTCTTTATACTAGTGAACTTCTTGACTGGTATAGTGAAGAAGATTGGAACAAGATGAATGATATGTTGGATCATTCTAAGGACGAACAATACAGTTATGCCGCCATTGAACAACTGATTGAAAAATATCTAGTTAAGAATCGTTCAACGAAAGAAATATATGAAACACCTCAAATTAGATACATGGTTGCAGCCGCTACAGTCTTTCATAGTGAAGAACCTAATAACGCCCGTATGCGTTATATCAAAGAATATTATAATGCAGCCAGTGATGGGTTGTTCACTCTTGCTACTCCTGTTCTCGCTGGTCTTGGGACTCCTACTAAACAGTTTAGTAGTTGCGTACTTATCCGCAGTGACGATGATTTGGACAGTATATTTGCTTCAGGTGAAATGATGGCTAAATATGCTAGTAAACGTGCTGGCATTGGCTTAGAGATTGGCAGACTACGACCATTAGGTAGTCCTATTCGAGGTGGCGAGATTATGCACACCGGTATGATACCATTCTTAAAGAAATGGTTCGGCGATTTACGTAGTTGCAGTCAAGGAGGTATTCGTAATGCAAGTGCTACTGTTTTTTATCCTATTTGGCATCATCAGTTTGATGATCTTATTGTTCTTAAGAACAACCAAGGAACCGACGAAACCCGAGTCCGTCATATGGATTATGGGGTTGTGCTTAGTGCTTTCTTCTGGAGACGATTTAAAAACAAAGAACAAATAACATTCTTTGATCCTAATGAAGTTCCTGATCTTTATCAAGCATTCTATAGTAATACAGAACTGTTTGAAGCACTCTATGTGAAATACGAAAAGCAATCAGGATTGCGTAAGAAAACAATGAGTGCTGAAGAAGTATTCAAGTCAGGCATATTAAAAGAACGAACAGATACAGGACGTATCTACTTAGTGTTCGTTGACAATGTTATGAATCAAGGACCATTCGATCCTGAGTATCATACAATTTACCAGAGTAACCTTTGCTGTGAAATACTATTACCTACTAAGTCTTTTAAGCGTCTCGATGATCCTAATGGCCGCATCGCTTTATGTACTCTTGGATCCATCAACTGGGGTGCTTTCCGTAATCCTGAAGATATGCGCCGTGCTTGCCGCATACTTCATCGCAGTCTTAACAACATTCTTGATTATCAAGATTTCTTATCTATCCAATCGAAGTTGAGTAACGACGAGATCAGACCTCTCGGAATTGGAATTACTAATCTTGCATACTGGCACGCCAAGCGAAGCCTCAAGTACGGAGAAAAAGATTCCTTGGCTGAAGTCAAGACGTGGATGGAACACTTATCCTTCTACTTAACAGAAGCAAGTGTAGAACTAGCACAAGAACGTGGTCGTTGCGAACACAGCGATAAGACTCGTTATGGACAAGGTATATTCCCCTGGGAACTACGTGCTAAAGGTGTTAACGAACTAACTAACTTTGATCCAGAACTAAACTGGGAAGGACTACGTGCAATGATGCGTAGTTATGGTGTCCGTAATGCTACACAAATGGCAGTTGCTCCTGTAGAATCTAGTTCTGTGGTTATCAACAGCACTAATGGTATTGAAATGCCAATGAGTTTAATCAGTGTTAAAGAAAGTAAAGCAGGTAGTTTTGTACAAGTTGTTCCAGAATATCATAAGTTGAAAAACAAATATCAAATGATGTGGGAACAAAAAGACTGTGATGGTTACTTAAAGACGGCGGCAGTGATTGCAGCCTATGTTGACCAAAGCATAAGTACTAATACGTTTTATAATCCAGCACATTTCCCTGAACGTAAAGTCCCTACAACATTGATTGCTAAAAACTTAATGCAAGCACATCACTGGGGATTAAAAACATTCTACTATAGCTTGATTAACAAAGCGGGTAGTAAGAGCCAAGATGAAACTGTATTAGATTTGCCAAGTGGCTTTAATGATATGGATGAAGAAGATTGCGAAGCTTGTAAGCTTTAAGGAAAACAATGTCAAAACAACAATACAACCTACACACTAAGACAGATTATTTGAATAGAAAAATGTTTTTGGACCCGGAAGGTCCCGTAACCATTCAAAGATTTGAAGAAGTAAAATATAAAAAGATTGCAGATTTTGAAACAACAGCACGTGGTTTCTTTTGGGTTCCAGAAGAAGTTAGTCTAACTAAAGATGCCAATGATTTTAAAGAAGCTAGTGATGCAGTAAAACATATCTTTACTAGTAACCTATTACGTCAAACAGCACTAGATAGTTTACAAGGTCGTGCACCTAGTCAAGTGTTTACTCCAGTAGTATCATTGCCTGAACTAGAAGCATTGATTTACAACTGGAGTTTCTTTGAAACTAACATTCATAGTCGTAGCTACAGTCACATCATTCGTAACATCTATAATGTACCTAAAGATGTATTCAATACTATCCATGATACAAAAGAGATTGTAGATATGGCAAGTAGTGTTGGTCGTTATTATGATGAACTACACAAAGTTAATTGTCGCAAAGAGTTAGGTCAAGATGTGAACGAGAAAGAACACATCAAAGCAATCTACATGGCATTACATGCCAGTTACGCATTGGAAGCATTCCGCTTTATGGTATCATTCGCTACATCGTTAGCAATGGTTGAGAACAAAATCTTTATTGGTAATGGCAATATTATCAGTTTAATTCTCCAAGATGAACTTCTCCATAAAGGCTGGACTGCCTACCTTATTAACCAAGTAGTTAAAGAAGATAGTCGTTTCGCACAAGTTAAATCTGAGTGTGAAAGTGAAGTCTACCAACTCTACTTGGATGTTATTCGTGAGGAAAAAGAATGGGCAGACTACTTGTTTAAGATGGGTCCAGTCATTGGATTAAATGCAACTGTGTTGAAAGACTTTGTTGATTACACGGCTGTATCTGCATTAAAAGAAATTGGTATTAGATATAATAGTCCTGCACCTAAAACAACACCTATTCCTTGGTTCAACAAACACGTTGATACAAGTAAGAAACAAACAGCATTACAAGAAAACGAATCAACCAACTATGTTATCGGTGTGATGACTGATAGTATTGAATATGATGAACTCCCCAATATTTAATATATGTCAGTTTCCTGAATGGGCGGAAACTATTGCAACAGAAATCGAAACAGCTAAACAGCTTGATCCAGAATGGCATCACGCAGTTAATTGGCGAGTAGATGATAAAGGGGTCAGAACAGCCAATTCAGAAAATACTACTAAAGGTGTTTTTGATGATGTAAGATTGCATTTTGTTAATAGAAACTTTAACATTTTGTATGAAGAAAGTACAATACAGTTAGCGTTGAATGGGTACGAGTATAATCCCTTGTTCACTAAGTCATTAGAACTATTTGAAATGGCTAGAGAGTTTAACAAAGAGACTGGGCCATTTGGTAGAATGATTGTTTGGGATTGTCCACCCGGTAGTAAGATTTCAGCACATGTAGATACCTTGCCTTATCAAGTAGGTGTCACACGTTATATATACACTGCAACAAAGCAAAGTTCACCGGACATTTCTATTAAGATAAACAACGAAGACGTGCCACTGCAATCAGGTATGATGTTTGCGTTTCACGCAGATGATATACATGAGTTTACTAATAATAGTAATGATTATTGGTATTTCTTAGGAATAGATTATTGGATTCCTGAAAAGCTACAAGAAGGTATAGAGAAGTATAATATTACTAAAGATACAATATTAGAGTATGACGAAGGTTTAGGAATGACATTCCCTAAATGTAAATATTGGACAAGACATTAAAAAGGAGAATAAAAATGAAAGCAACTATTTGGAGTAAATATCACTGCCCTTATTGCGACCAAGCAAAGGCATTATTGAAAAGTAAAGGTTACATAATCGAAGAAAAGAAGATTGGTGACGGATACACAAAAGAAGAACTATTAGAAGCAGTACCAACTGCCAGAACAGTACCACAAATCTTTATTGAAGATGAACTTGTGGGTGGGTTTACAGAACTCAAAGAAAAACTTGCAGCCTAAGGAACACAATGCAAATAGCAATCGAACCAAACACCGTATATACATTTAAACTTAACTCAGGAGAAGAACTTATAGCAAAAGTAATTCAAGCAGGTGGTGACTTCATTATTATTGAAGAACCTGTCTCTATTGCACCTACACAGCAGGGTATGCAAATGATTCCTAGCGTATTTACTGCAAATCCGAAGGGTGATTTTAAGCTAAATACTAGTAGTATTGCTCTTTATGCAGAAACTGACGATAGTGTTAGAATGAAGTATTTAGAAGCAACAACTGGTATCAAAGTACCAGATAAGAAAATCGTATTAGGATAAAATGGCAAAACTAAGTCGTGTAGGTGACAAGAATCAAGAAGGCGGTGCTATCGTAAGAGGTGCCGGTACTGTCTTTGCCAATGGAATCCAAGTTGGTCTACACGTTAGTACGATTACTCCACACGCGCCGTGGAGTAAAAAAGGTCATCCACCACACAAAGCCGCAACAACTACAAGTGCTAGTCCAACAGTATTTGCTGAAGGTAGTGCGGTACTTAGAGTAGGGTCAGGAAACAGTTGCGGTCATAGTATCGTTGATGGTAGTCCTGATGTATTTGTTCCATGAGCGATACAGGAAAGCAAAGCCCACTAGGTGTTAACACACTAAGTTCATTATTACAAAATCAAGGGTTTAATATAAACCCTATCATGGTTGACTTTACTGGAGTTAGTATCAGTGAAACATCTGCTACTAATCTTGGTAGTATAGTTAATGATACTTGTTTGCGTTTGCTTACATATGCATTTAATGATGCTTATGGTAGAGGGCAAGTTAATACAGTTACATATAATAACTTAATCTCAATCGGTTCAACAACTATACCTGCATTAGGGAACAGCAAAGCACCTACTTTCAACTGGACAGGCTATCCTAACTGGGCAAGCGACTATACTAAAAGTAATGAAGTAACACGTTGGGGCTATGTAAGACTATTTGCACTACAAGGGTACAATGAGTTTAACTATAATAATGGATATGCTACTGGCGGAGAATATAAAGATTTCTTATCTGCTTTTATGGCAGCTAGTAGTTTTGTAGAATACACGAACAAAGCTATATTGTCTATGACGAACTCGCAAGATTTCTTAGACGGTACTTATAGTAACATGAATGATTTGATTAGTGCTGATATTGCTGGTATAAGTTTAGCAACATCAACATTTGGTCGTGACTTGATTACTAGTGGTAAAGCAATCAATCTAGCAAAGATATCAACATTTGGATTACCTTCTAATCTATTAGAGACATTGCAAAAGTATAATGCAATAACTAAAGAAGTAAGTTTAGCAATATTATCTTCAGGTCTACAACTAGATGAGTTATCTCAGATATTAACAAACTTTAGTGCAGTTACGCAAGAACAAGAAAGAAGATTATATGCAGCCTACAATCTGATTGTGGGTGATAGTCTTAATGATGTACTAGTGCCATTAAACTGTAAAGTTCGAGGGTTAGAATCTCTCGCTGATTTATTAAACCCACAAAAGTTATTCCCAAACAGTTATCAAACGTTAACAGTACCGGTATATAATACAACGCAAGGCCCAACAAACAGTAAAACATATTATCCTATATATGTAAATGGTGGTCTTAATAGTAACCTACGTAGTGCATTAGTAACTAATCAAATAGGTACACAAACACCAACAGGTACTCCTGTGATAGCACCTAGTGCGACACAAACAGCAAATCAAGTTACAGTATATCAATATACTATGACAGATGAGCAAGGCAATCCTATTGACTTAGTAGCAAGAGTAGTAGATGGTGCTATTGTTGCAGGTTCTATTGTAAGTGCCGGTGATAGTGGTGGAGATGGCGGTAGTTCTGGTGGTGGAGATGGTGGTGGCGGTGGCGCCAGTGGTGGTGGTGGTGGAGGAGCAATGTAATGGCAATATTATCTCAAAATCTTAGAGTAGTATCTGAAAGAGAAAGTTCAGTTGATTCAATCGGTGCAGCCTATTCCCCGCCCAGTTTTGGTACATCAACCGTTACTGATGCGTCTATTAGTTCTACTCCTGAGAATATAGTTATACAACAGTTTCCAGTAGGGTTTGGTTCATATTTAGATGGTATATTACCACCTGACTTTGCTACTGCTGCCGGAGCATTTGCAGTATCAATGCAACAGATTAAAAACATAAGTTCTATTCCAATAGAGAAGTTTGCACAAGTTGTAACTAGCATAGAAACGATTGCAGGGTTAGCTATAAATGGCTCAAGTGTACCAGTAGATAGAACATTAGTAAGTGGATCATTACCATTAATCGCATTAGGTAGCGGCCCGTATGGCACATACACAATGAGTGACTTCTTTGGTTGTATGAATGGCTTGCCTTATATTGGTATTGACCTTAAAGGATTAATAGGTGCATTAGAAAGTGCCAAACTATATGATATCTACAATCAATTATATTTGGCTGTAACTTGGCAACAAGCGATGTTTGAAGTAACAACAGCAGAACAATCAATCGAAACAAGTCCGGGTGTTTATAGTTGGCAGTACAGAATCACTGGCACTACTATGACTAATCCAGGAGGTGGGTACACTAGAAATGGCGCACCAGCACCCGGTGGAGATTATTATTACCCAACCGGAAGTCCTTACGGAAGTGGCATCGCCCCTTCCGGTGGTGTTCTATTATCTACTAACCCAGACACTAACTCTAATAATGTGCCGGGTACTTATGGTCGAATGATTAACTTAGTTGTAGCAAACACTCCGGGAACTTGGGTAACATATAGTACAGGTGAAGCAAGTTCAACTCCAGTAAAGCCGAATATTGAATATCAGTTATCTGCCCCACCGACAACAGTTAGCAGTTACCCATATACTGGTGCTAGCAATTCGGCATATGGTACAGCAGGCTGGCCTAGTATGAATGCAGTAGTACAAACTTTGATTGACGATGCTAACGCAGAGATATTAGCAATACAAACTGCTAAACAAAGATTATCTGAACAAATGAACAGTAACTGGAATGATACTGGAACACAACTTACTATAGAACAACGTGCATTAGATACAGGCTTACCCGTACCCGTTCCACCTGCCCCGGAAGATATTGTACCCGATCTTGCACAGTTCCCCACAACACAAATAGCATTTACTGATTCTATACCACAGTTTGCATTGAACACTGATCCGCATATGCAAGGACAAACTTTGGAAGCAATAGCTAACATATGCACACCCGGTGGACAAAGCATTGTAGGTATGATGCGTGAAGCACGTAACCAAGCTAGATTAAATACAATAGGTGTACCGTTAGATAATAATATTAATGACACTATTACTCCAGTACAAAATAAAGAGTTAGTAGCCAATGGTACAGTTGCTAACTCTCCACCGGCAACACTAGCACAAGTAAACTGTGACACCGGAGATGAAATCAATCCTAATCCATATGGTGTATATGATCCAAATAATAATAACTATTATGTAACTAATCCTGACTTTGGTGTGTCTCTGTTAGATACGGGAAATGCCGAAGCATTAGGATCTTTTGCAGGTTCAGCGTATAATAATCTTATACCAACAAACTTGAATGCTATCTATGCGTCCAAGAACTTGTTACCTTCTACATACACTATCGGAGAAGCAATCGATGAGGTTATTCGTTGCAACTGCGATTGCTGGGATTTAATCTAAGGATGAATATGAAACTAAATTTTATTAAACCTATAGTTGCCTGCATTATATTATTTGGAGCTTATTTTACACATGACTCTATTAAATATGTCGAACCAGAAAAAACTACAGAAGTTGTTGCTAAAGTAGTAGATCCAAAACAACTTGCGTGTATGGCAAAGAATATATTCTATGAAGCAGGTAGCGAATCTATTATGGGACAAGCGGCAGTTGCACGTGTGGTAATGAATAGAGTAGCTCATGGGTTTGCTCATACTCCTTGTGCTGTTATATACCAGGCACATATTGTAGAAAAAGTAGTTGACGATGAAACTACCAAAGTTAAACTATGTCAGTTTAGTTGGGTTTGTGAGGACAAAGCTGAACCAAATAAGAATAGTCAACGATACAAGCTAGCCCAACAAGTAGCTTATGATGTTATGGCTAATGATGCATATAACGATGTTTTACCCAAATCAGCATTGTTTTTTCATAACCTAACTGTTGATCCGTTGTGGCCTTATAAACAAGTAGCAAAGATTGGTAATCATATCTTTTATAGTAAACACAAAAAGCAAACTAATACCCAAAAGACTGTCATTAAATCGGATAATAACATATAATATCTAATGAGTGATAAACCAAATTCAGCTAATGGTGTTAGTAGCTATGACTCTACTAGTAGTGGATCATTAATACATTTCTTCAATCGTAATGTAACACCATACGCTACTGAATCTAGTGGACCCAAATTTGATTTAGTCCCTGTAGAAAAGCATAAAGACATTATGCTTAATGTTGCAAGGTTGCATGCCAAGCAAGAATATGATAGAATCATGGAACTAGTTAATGTATTACAGAAACAAGCAGAGCAGATTAAACATCGGTTAGACTTGACTGATATGGTTCATGCCGCTAAATATGATTTTCAGTTAGCCAATGGTAACATATATTGGTTGTTATTTGATACATTGAAACAGTTTACTAGATTAAGTATTCACGGACCTAATGATTGGTCTGGCCGTGCCCCAGAACAATATGAATATATTTGTAGAGTTAAATGGCTAGGAGATCACACATGGCTAGAGGTAGAAGATGATAAGTAGTAGCCCGGATAGAAATACATTTCAAATGGAAAATTATGTCAAACGACAAGAAGAGGCAGGGAAACTACCTGATCCTGCATATTTAGACATGTTTAAAACTTGGCGAGAACAGGCTCAAGCCAACATTGTAGATCCAGAATGGCAAAAAGATAATATGGAGTATGACTTACGTAGTACTCAATGGATTATTGACAAAGTTAAAGGTGATGAAGTATATGCTCAACATTTGTATGCCGCTATGTGTAACAATGACTTTACTAAAAATGATGTATGGCCTATATTAACTGAGAAACGTTGGAGTTGTAGTTGGCGATCAGCAGGTGGCATCATTGCTGATATGCAAGAGAAGGGTGATTACATCGATTGGTACTGTAGTGGTATCAGAGATGCTAAGATACTTGACGATGATGAATTTCGTGCCCTTACTAAAGAACAGCAAGAATCGTATATACAAGGTAAAAAGTTTGTACCAGAAGGTTGCGTAACTGATGAGATACGAGAAGATTTATTGAAATTGGGTTGGATAGTAATAGATGGTTCAGAAGAATATTGATATTATACCTATTCGATATATGTCAGGGACAGGAGGACAGTTCTTGTCTAATTTCATTACTGCTGCCAAAACCAACAATAAGTACAATATATATTTAAGTGTACATGGCAACGCTCATCAAAACAATCTATCAGATTTTAATATACCCAAAGAATCAGCCTTTGGCCCACGTTTTCAAAATGATACTTTAAATATTAATTCTATGTTGAATCTAATAGGTAAAGAAGGATCAGTGCCTGTATATTATCCTGCAATGCATTTAATGAATATTGAGATTCTACTAAACATATTTGATAAAGTTATTTCTATCATATATGACATAGAAGATATATCAGATATTGCATTGATATATTATGGAAAGTTTCATATAGATGAACAACCTAATACCAATATATCATTTAGCCATAAATACGTCACTACTAAAATCACACTAAAATATTCCTCTAGATTTTTTAAAGAATACGAGTCTGCTAATGTCTTGAATGTGTCATGGAAAGAGCTATTTCATTTAGATACTAATATTCTTATAGAAAAGATTTCCGCATTTACTCGCATACCTAAAGAAAACTTCAACATTTCAAACTTATTGGAATGGAGAGAAGCAACATCACAATGTTTAGATAAAATATCTAGTACACTAAATACTTAACAGGAGACTAATATATGGCTTATAGCGCAAAAGTAGTAGACCACTACGAAAATCCAAGAAACGTCGGTAGTTTTGCAAAAGACGATGACGATGTAGGTACAGGTATGGTCGGAGCCCCTGCTTGCGGGGACGTAATGAAACTACAAATTAAAGTAGATAAACTAACAGGATTAATAACAGATGCTAAATTTAAAACGTATGGGTGCGGGTCGGCTATTGCTAGCTCAAGTCTTGTCACTGAATGGGTCAAAGGGAAAACACTTGACCAAGCTGCCGAGCTCCGAAACTCT